CGCCGAGCGGCTGGCCGCGGCTGAGAAGCGTGCGGCGGAGCTCGAGTCGCAGGTGGCTCGGGCTGAGGTCGCTGCGGCGAAGGGTGTCCCCGCGGAGCTGCTGACTGGCAGCACGCGCGAGGAACTCGAGGCGGCCGCTGACGCGCTCATCAAGTTCAAGGGGGAGCAGGCCAAGGGGCCCGTCATCCCCAGCCAGGGCGACACGCCCAAGTCGGCCCCCGCGAACGCGGACGACTGGCTGCGGTCGCTGGCATCCAAGTAGCTCTACCTAGAAGGGATTCAGCATGGCTGGATACGAAGAGATCATCAACCGCGGGCAGCCCGGCAGCCCTGCGGTTCCCGAGCCGATCGCGAACGAGATCATTCAGGAGCTCCCGAAGTCTTCGGTGCTTCTCGAGCGTGCTCGCCGTGTTCGCATGGGGTCGAAGACCCTCAAGCAGCCGGTCCTCTCGGCACTCCCGGACGCGTACTGGGTCAACGGGGACACGGGCCTGAAGCAGACGACGAAGGCCGAGTGGGACAACCTCACGATCACGGCCGAGGAGCTGGCCGCGATCGTGGTCGTGCCTGACGCGCTGTTCGATGACTCGAACGTCCCGATCTGGACCGAGGTTCGCCCGCTCCTGACGGAGGCGATCGGCCGCAAGGTCGACGAGGCCGGCCTGTTCGGTGCGGACACCCCTGCATCGTGGCCGACTGCTGTTGTTCCTGCCGCTATCGCTGCGGGCAACGCGGTTGAGGCGGGTACGGGGGCTGACCTCGCGGCTGACGTCGCCTCGCTCGGCCAGGTTCTCGCCGAGGATGGCTTTGCTGCGAACGGGTTCGCGTCGAAGCCTGGCCTGAACTGGCAGCTCGTCGGTCTCCGCAACGCGCAGGGCACGCCGATCTACACGCCGTCGCTGTCGCAGGGCACGCCCTCGTCGCTGTACGGCTACCCGCTCAACGAGGTCACCAACGGTGCGTGGGACGCGTCGCAGGCCGAGCTTCTCGCCGCCGACTTCTCGAAGTTCGTCGTCGGTGTCCGCCAGGACATCACGTTCCAGATCTTCGACACGGGTGTCATCTCGGACGAGAACGGCGCCGTGGTCGTGAACCTGATGCAGCAGGACGCGAAGGCACTTCGTGTCGTGTTCCGCGTCGGATTCCAGGTCGCCAACCCCCTCACTCGCGTGAACGGTGACGCGGAGAGCCGCTACCCGGCTGCGGTTCTGGTGCCGTCCGGTAGCTGACGGAAGGGGGTGCGTCATGGTGTACGCAACGGTCGATGATCTTGAGGCGCGGTGGCGCACCCTCTCCGCGGATGAGCGAGCGCGGGCGGCGGTACTCCTTGAGGATGCCGCCGTCCGCCTCGACGCGGCGTGCCCGCCGTCAGACCCGCCGACCGATCAGGAGCTCGCGGCGCGGAAGATCGTGTCGTGCGAGATGGTGAAGCGTGCCATGTCGTCGGCCGCGACGGGCGGCGTGGGTGTCGCGTCGATCCAGCAGGGTGCTGGCCCGTACCAGGAGACGTTGCAGTTCTCGAACCCGACGGGGGATCTGTACCTCACGAAGGCGGATCGCAAGCTGCTCGGGTGCGGTGCTCAGGTCGCGTTCACGGTCCCGATGGCGAACGATGCGCCGTACACGCCGCCGTGGGGTGCGTCGTGATCGGCGAGACGGTCGAGGTGCAGCGGTACGTCGAGACGGGCCTGGATGCGCACAACGAGCCGATCCTCGAGTGGGTCTCGGAGCAGGTTGAGGATGTCCTGGTCGCGCCCGGCGGGCGGACAGACATCGCTGATGCCGAACGCCCCGAGGGGACCGTCGTGCGGTGGACCCTGCACTTCCCGAAGGGGTATCCGGCGACGCTGCGGGGCGCGCGGGTCCGCGTCCGTGGCGGCGACCCGTGTGACGTGATCGGCGACCCGCAGCACTACACGGTCGAGAACACCCCGACGCGATGGTCGATGCCTGTCGAGCTCTCGCGGGCTGACGGATAGGAGGGGCACGTGTCGAAGGTTCGTGTGCAACTGAAACTCAAGGGCCTGAACGCGCTGATGACGTCGGCGCCCGTGCAGGCTGAGGTCGACCGGGTGGGGCGTCGGATCGCCCGCTCTGCGGGTGACGGGTTCGCCTATTCGGAGGCCAAGCCGCACAAGTGGACTGCGCGAGGGTTCGTGCAGACCAACTCGCCTGAGGGCGCACGTCGGCAGGCTGAGGATGCGGTGCTCGAGCGGGCGATGTCGGGAGCGAAGCAGTGACGTTTCCCGACATCGACGCGATGGTGCTCGAGTTCCTTGGCGCGCATGTCGACGTGCCGGTTCGGGTGAGCGTTCCCGCTGATCGTCCCGCCTCGTTCATCGTGGCACGCAGAAACGGTGGCGCCGCGCTGAACCGGGTGATCGACCAGCCAACTGTGACGGTCGACGCGTGGGCCGCATCGTCTGCCGAGGCCGCCGCGCTTGCGGGGATCGCTCGCGAAGCGTTCTTCCACTCGTACACGGACATGCCTCTGGTGAGCGGCGTGGAGGAACTGACGGGGCCGTATTCGACGCCAGACCCGGAGTCGGGTTCCGCCCGGTTCCGGTTCTCGATTCAGATGACCGTGCGTGCCGCTCGGACGTAGCCCGCATCGGTCCCATGCCCTGCCATTCGGCGGGGCTTTTCTTATGCCCGGGCTCGGGCGACAAGGAGGACAGCTATGGCTGTAAACAGTGACCTCGCGCGCCTGTACGGGTCCGAGGCTGACGCAATCTACATCGCCCCGCTCGGGACGGCGATGCCGGTCGGGCTCGAGGAGCTTGGCCCGGCTTTCGAGGACATTGGGTGGCTGAGCGAGGACGGCATCGTTGAGACGCCGTCCGCGTCGAAGGAGAAGATCCGCGGCCACCAGGGCGCTGGTGTCGTGCGCACATACATGTCCGAGTCGGGCACGGAGATCGCGTTCACGGCGTACGAGGACAAGGAACTCACGAACCGGCTTCGGTACAACGTCCTGTCGTCCGAGACTGTCGACGGGGTGCGCACCGAGGAGCGCAACGCAGGCCAGAAGGTGACGGCGGTCGCGTGTGTGATCGACCTGTTCGACCGCTCCTTCTCGGAGATCCGTGGCCGCTTCCTGATCCCTCGCTTCGAGATCGGCCCGGACGGTGAGCGCAGCTTCACGAACGCCGACATTGCCGGCTTCCCGTTCCTGGGGGAGATCGTCGGCAACTACTCGTTCGTGTCGACGGATACGGCCGCCGACGAGTCCTAAGCGACTCGATCAAGACCGGTGGGCGGGGTGGTTGGCCCCAGCCCCGCCCACCGCACCATTCTGGGGCCGCGATTGGGGCTACCAATGACTACAGCGAAGAAGGCTCCGCAGGATCGGAAGCCGAAGGCGTCCGCGAACCTTCAGGTGGCGGGCGTGACGCTGTCCGTGCCTGCTGATGTTGTGAAGGAGCGGCTCACGGACTGGGACGTCGCCGAGATGATGGCGATCCTTCAGGACGAGGACGCGCAGCCTGGCGAGCGGCTTGCGGCATCGGTGAAGGTGCTGAAGTTCGTGCTCGCGGATGACTATGCGCAGGTGAAGGCCGATCTTCGCGCCGCGAACGACGGGAAGCTCACAGAAGCGGTGATGTCGGAGTTCATGTCGAGCCTGTTCGAGGCGATCGCCCCAAACTCCTAATCCTCATCGAGGTTCTGGCGCGCCATAAGGGCGCGTTGCGGGCCTCGATGAGGGCAGAGTACGGGATCGATCTGCGCGAGGTTCTCGAGACCCGCTCGATGCCGTTGCAGGATCTCGTGGACCTTGTCTCTTGGCTTCCTGCGGGGTCTGCGGTGTGGCAGTCGTTCGGCGGGCCGGCGGCTGTCTCTGAGGCTGTCGCGATGCTGCGGGCGGTCGACTTCTCTGTGCGTGTTCTCGATTATCACGCGGGCCGGCATGGCAAGGGCAAGAAGCCTGAGCCTCCGAAGCCGCCCGCGTATGCACATGAGCGGCGGGCGCGTGAGGAACGCGCTTTGCGGAAGGCGCAGTCGCGGTTGCGCATGCGTGGCCGGATCCCGCGCGGACGCAATACCTGACCCGGGTGGGCCCCGGGGCTTTTGCTGAGGGGGCATGTATGGCAGTTAGTGGCGCTGAGATCGCGAACGCATACGTCGCCCTGACGGTGAAGGCCCCGGGGATCCAGAAGGACATCGAGCAGTCCATCGGCGGCGCCTCGAGCGGTGTCGAGAAGTCCGGCCGCACGCTGGGCTCGTCGCTGATGAAGGGCATGAAGGTCACGGCGCTGGCGGGCGCTGCGGCTGTGGGCGGTGCGGTCGTCGGGACTATCGGCGGCGCGCTGACAAAGGGCTTCCAGCGGCTCAAGGGCATCGACAACGCCACGGCGAAGATGAAGGGCCTGGGGTTCTCTGCTGAGGAGACCCAGGGCCTCATGGACAACGCGCTCGAGTCCGTCAAGGGGACGGCGTTCGGGCTCGAGGATGCTGCGGGCGTTGCCGCGCAGATGGCTGCTGGTGGCATCGGGCCGGGCAAGGAGATGGCCGACGTCCTGTCGACGGTCGCGAACAGTGCGGCGGCGGCAGGTGGGGATCTGTCCGATATGGGCAGCATCTTCTCGAAGGCTCTGACGCAGGCGAACGGCGTTCAGAACGATGTGATCGGGCAGCTTGCCGATAAGGGTATCCCGATCTACCAGGCGCTCGCTGATCAGCTCGGCGTGACGGCGGTCGAA